GAAGAAAGGGAAAATTTATCTGATGTTGATAAATGTACATTAGCATTATTTAATTTTTTAATATCAACTGTATATGAAGAGAAAACACCTGAAGATAGACAAAGATTAGAGGACCTTTACGCTGAAAAAGAAAGAAGAGAACAAATAGAGAAAGAGACTGAAGATGATGAGAATCTAACAGCACTTAGAGAGATTGACGCCGAAATAGAAGAAATTGAAGGTCGTATTGACATTTATGATATTATCTACGAAGGTAAACATTATTTCTTACATTCATTCAAAGTACTAGAACACCATGGTGAAAGTCGTGCAACATGGGCGGTTGGTGATGAATATTATACTGAAAAAACGGCATATCAAACAGTTGAAAACTTAATTGACGATGTTGGACTGGAAGGTTTTAGAAGTGGTTTTGTTGAGAATCATATTGATGAGGAAGAACTGAAAGATTATTTTAGAGAAAGTGATGAAAATTATGTTAGAGAAAATTTAGAAGATTTCTTTGATGAAGATGATTTTGAATATTCTGACCCAGAAGTACAACAAAGAATTGATGAGATTACTGAAATGTTGGAAGATTCTGAAAATTTATCACAAGAACAATATGACGAATTAAATGAAGAATTGGATGAGTTAAAAGATAGTGATAAAACTATACCTGAAAATTTGATTGATGAAAAGGTTGAAAGTTTATTGGAAGATAAAACTTATGACGCTGCCGGAACAATTAGAGACTACGGTCTAGATATGCAAGACTTTATTGATATGGACGCTTTAATTAAAGATGTTGTTGATACTGACGGATATGGAACTACAATTAATTCATACGATGGCACAGAAGATACTGTTGAGTTTGATAACGAAACATACTATATTTTCCAAATAGATGGTTAATATGGAAAAAACCAAAGAAAAAAAATATAAGAAAAAGTCTAATTTTAAACTTAGTTCAGACTGGATTATCCAAGAACCTATAGATTATGAACATAAGTATTATGTTTTAATGGATTTCATTAAATATTGTGATGAAAAAATAGACAAGTTTGAATTGTATCCATTGATGACTGAAATATCATTACACTTGGCTAATATACAGTCAATAGGGAGTGAATTAAAATATATTACAGTTGACAAAAATTTCAAAAACCCTGACGATGAAGTTTTATTATCTGAATTGAAATTTAAAAGCATACCAAATTTTACAGAATCTGAATTTAAAGAGTTTAATAAAATAATTGAACTTTCCTCATCCAAATTCATGCAATACTTTAACATTGTTAAGGCTGTATGGAACATGGTTTATGAAACAATATCAATTAAAATAAATGACTCTAACTTTAACATACCCTACAATAAAGGATTTTTTTATTCAATTAAAGATGACCAAGTTAATTTATGGTCTTATGATATAAAAAATGAAGGTAATGTTCTAATGGAGTCACAGATGAATATCAGTAAAATATTTTGTGGTAGTAAAGACAATTTAGATTTATACCTTGACCAATCAAAACCAATATTTGAGTTAATCTATACTAATGATTTTGATATGAAATCAAGTTTACTGCCGATTTTCAAAAGAAAAGTTTTAAGTTATTTAATACAGAGTAAAAAAATTGATTCAATGAAAAATATTAATTAATTTTGTTAAATGGGATTTAACAAGAGAATAGTTGGACCGGAACAAATTAAAGGTATTGAGAAAGATTTAACCACAATTATCAGGTATTTAAATTCTGATTGTTTAATATTTGTCAATAATGAAGTAGAACAAAAATTTAAAGAATATGAGAAAAAATATGTCCCCAACAGAATTAATGTTATCTAAACTTGAAAGCCCAATTCATATTTCGTATATTTCTGAATATATATTGCGTTTACCACTGAATGAGACTAAAACTAGAATTGAATCATTAATTGAAAGTGGTATGATAGAAGAAAGTAAATATGGAAAAGAATATTATGTCAGAACAAACAGAAATGGTTAATCACCCAAGTCATTATGGGGGAGAGTCAAACCCATATGAGGCGATTAAAGTAATTGACGCTTGGGATTTAGGATTTTGTCTTGGTAATACTGTGAAGTATATTTCAAGAGCTGGTAAGAAAGGTACCGACAAAGAATTACAGGACCTTAAAAAGGCTCTTTGGTATTTACAACATCACATTGAAACATTAGAGAAGAAATGATAGAGAATTATATTAACACCGTAATAAACGGTGATTGTGTTGAGGTAATGAAAGAATTACCTGAGGGGAGTATTGATTTGATTGTTACATCACCACCATATGGTGTTAACATTGCTTATGATGTCCATGATGATGATATGGAAATCAATGAGTATTTGGAGTTTGCTCGTAAATGGTTGACCGAAGCCTATAAGGTGTTGAAAGATGATGGTAGGATTGCTTTGAATATTCCTTATGAGATTAATAGACAAGCGAAGGGTGGTAGAATTTTCTTTGTATCTGAAGTTTATCAGGTTATGAAGGAGATTGGATTCAAGTTCTTTGGTGTTGTTGACTTGGAGGAAGATAGTCCACATAGAAGTAAGACAACCGCTTGGGGTTCTTGGATGAGTCCATCATCACCGTATATCTATAACCCAAAGGAATGTATTATCCTTGCATATAAGAAGGTTCACATTAAGAAAGTTAAGGGAGAGCCACAATGGAAAGGGGAACCTACCATAACGGAGGAAGGTAAGACCAAGATTGTTTATCAGGAAGAAGATAAGAAAGACTTTATGGAGTTGGTATTCGGTCAGTGGAAGTATTTGAATGACTCAAGACCAATGACAAAGGCGACTTTCAGTATGGATATCCCAACCAAGGCAATCAAGATTCTATCATATAAAAATGATATTGTCCTTGACCCCTTCAATGGAAGTGGAACAAGTTGTGTGGCGGCAGAAATTTTGGATAGAAGATGGATTGGAATTGAATTATCACCAAATTACGCTGAGATTGCAAGACAACGAATACAGGGTTTTGTTGACCAAAAGAAACAACAAAAGTTAGAATTTGAAAACGGGGGTCAATAACCTCCGTTTTTTAATTTAAGATATATTTATTATAAAAAAGACATGGAGCAGGTTATTATTGAATTATTAACGATACAAAATCAATTTAGGATTTTTCATTGGCAAACTAAATCATTTGCAAGACACAGCGCCTTTGGTGGGATATACGAAACTTTGGATGATTTGATTGATAAGTTTGTTGAGGTTTGTATGGGTAAACATGGTAGACCGGATTTTGAAGGTGGTATTAGTGTTATACTATCAGATTTGAAAGAATTGAATCCTGTGGAATTTTGTGAGTTGGCAATTGATTTCTTGGTTGAATTGAGTAATCAGTACGATTCATCTAAAGATTCTGATTTACTTAACATCAGAGATGAGATAATGGGGGAGATTAATAAATTAAAATATTTGTTAACTTTAAAATGACAAAAGTAAAATTTATCACAAAATCCGATTTTACAAAGGAGAAGAGTATTAATGAATTAAAAGTTCTTTGGCCTAAACTAACCTTAGAGGAGAAAGAATTCGTTTTTGAATGTTTGATATTCTTAAATCCTGACAGTAAGAAAATATTAAGTGAAGCCAAATGGTATAACACCATTGGAGATGTCGTTGGTATTTTTGACCCTACAGGTATTGTAGATTTAATTAATGGAATATCTTATTTTAAACAAGGTGATAAATTTTTCGGTATATTGTCTTTGATATCTGCGATTCCATATCTCGGTGATATGATTGCAAAACCATTACTATTAGGTAAAGTTGGTAAGGGTGCTATGGGGGCGTTTAAAGCTGCTACATTGGCTAAGGACGCAACTAAGATGGCTCAAATTGCAACTAAGGAAGGTGGCGCTTTAGGTAAATTAGTTACCGAGGCTCCGAGTTGGGGTTCTAAATTATTAGGTATGTTGGAGAAGGCTAAGAATATTCCATTGGTTGGTAGTTTGTTTAGATTAATTGAACAATGGGTTGTATTATTTAAAGGTGCAAGTGCTGAAGTTAAAGTTGGTTCTAAAATTGCCGGTAAGGCTGAAGGTCTGGCGGCTAAAGAAGCTGGTGAGATTGGTAAAGTATTAAGTAATAAAGCCGGAAGACATTTTAGAGATTACGGAATTGAAAACTTCAGTAAGGCTACTAAGTTCTTTAAAAAATTAGGATGGTGGAGAAATCCACAACTATCAATATTAATTGGTAAGACTAAAGCTTGGGCCTCATTTTTGGATTATTTGAATTTAGGAAATTTTGTAGGACCTGAGGAATTAGCAAATAGTATGGGAGAAGAAAAGGTTAGTGAAGAATTTGATAAGTTTGCAGAAACAAAAGAAGGACAAGAATCTTGGAATGAAGATTTTAAAAAGATTGAATCAAATAGTGAAGAAAAACAGACTATGGTTAGAAATGATGAAAACGAACCAAAAAATTCAATTGACCCATTAGGTATTTTAATGAAGTCTGTTAGTTTAATATAACAATTTTATTTTTAATCCTAAATCTATTTCATTTTTTTTACAAAACCCCGAAGGAACTTCAAGAACGTATTTCCCACGAGAACAAAATCTTTCACATTCTTCATTTTCACATGGTTGACAGTCCTCAAAAATATCAATTATTCTAAATTTTTCATCT